GAGAGACGGATCCGTAAAGACGAGAAAGGGAAGACCCGATTCCGCCAACGGCCGAAAGAGTTCCAGATAGGTCCGCATGGCCTCGGGATTTCCATAGAGATCATAGAGGCTCGTGATAAACATACGTTTTTGTGGCGGCTATACGTAGTGGCTATATGATATCCAATAGGTTATCGTCGCGCATTCACTTAAGGCTCTGAATATCTCTACTAAGAAGATGGTGGCCAGCCTCCTCAAAGTGATCTCCTCAGGACTTCAAGATGAACGGCTGTCCTTTCGTCCTACGCTCTATCCCTTTCAAAAAGTATGGAACAAAGCGGGACGGTTTACGACACGATGGGAGCGATTGGACTTTGAAAACACGCCCTCCTTTGGACAAACGGGATTCTTTCGGATTCTACGAAAAGGAAATTTGGTCACACGGCTGTATCTTGTCGCGCAGATGCCTGACATCTATACGCCTCAGAGGCTCGCCGCGGCCGCAGCAGGAGGCCCCGCGTTTCCCTCCTTTGGCTGGACGAATTCACTGGGACACGCCCTTGTGAACCGCATGACATTGGACATTGGCGGATCGCGTGTGGAGACGATCGACGGGCGACTCATGGAAATACTGGACGAATTCCAGACCCCCCTTGAGAAAGTGCCATTGATGAACGAGATGATTCGCCGAAAAGACAACGGGTTCAGTTCTACGTCGTTTGGATGGCCCAAAGCGGCTGCAGGAACAGAGCCCTATCAAGAGAGCGTCGTCGTCCCTCTCCCTTTCTGGTTTACACGAGGAGATCCAGGCTGCGCCCTTCCCATTGACGCCATTTCGTTTGATGATGTCCGTGTGGGCCTGACGTTTCGGTCCATAGGCGGGCTCTATTCTACACCGACCCATATCACGCAGGACTCTGCAGAAGATGGGGCATCGTTGTGGCCCCTCCAAGGGAGTTCGTTCTACGCCGCCGATCCCGTCGCGACTCCCTCCCAGACCCCGCTGTCTAATCAAAATGGTGTGATTACTGTTCCTCAGACGCTATTATTGGGAGACTGTTACATCATGGCGGAATATGTCTATCTGGATCAAAATGAGGCCAACCGATTCCGTCTGGGTGATCTTCAATATCCCGTTGTCCAGCATTATGCACAGCCCCCCTATGATACACGGGGACTCCCTGTGGCACGAATTCGGTTAGATGTTCCTAATCCGACCCGCGATCTCTTCTTCTTCTGTCAGCCCTATATGGCGTCCTCTTACAATGCGCACTTTTTGGCGACGCGTGATCTCACGGGGACCGTGAATACGCTACCCAATGGATCCGAGACGCCATGGTGGCCTGATGCCATCGGATTGTTTGCCGATCGGCCTGCCACCTATCTTCGTCCTGGGTTTCTGTTGTCGGATGCGGAACCGATCTCAGGCATGGAACTGGACTATCAGGGTTCCCTCGTGCGGTTCCGAACAGAGGGGTGCGCACTCTTTCGGGCGATTCTTCCCTCTCGTGAACAACGAAAAGCGCCGTGGGTGAATCGCTATTATTATAACATTGCATTGGGTGTCCAGAATGGGTTGACTCCCTTCTCTCAGCCGCGTGGGGAGGCCAATCTGGACAACATTGCGTCTCGTGATTTGGTGCTGACGTTTCGGGCGCATTCCAGCCCGACAACGGGGTTTACGTATTCGCGGTCCATCGTCTATGTGTATGCGGAAACCTATAATATGCTTCGCGTCTATGGTGGACGTGCGGGGTTGCTCTTTGCCTACTAAAGTGGAGAGTGGGGACACTGCCCGTCTGCGACGGGCGTTTCCCCACACCCCTCTCCCGTGAAGAGGGCTTGTCTCCACGGAGCCCTAGATGTATCCACACACGGTCGCAACATACGAACCATCGGCACAAGGGTCCACGCGGAAGGGCCTTCCACATCCATAGATGTATCCTTGTATCCGATCACACTCTTCTTTGCTAGCGTGTGGGGGTATCTGTTGTCCATTGTGTGTAAAGACGCCACAACGAAAAATGCGGCAATTTAATTCTACGATATCAATCCATTGTTGACAATGGGGACACTGAACCAGGTTCATCTTTCTATCATCCTCATAGAAAGATGAACCCGCGATTTGTTATGATGATGGGTATATTGGCATTAATAGGATTGCTGGTTCTTGTGAGGCGTTTCATAGGCTCCGAAGGATTCCGCGGACAACGTGGCTGCCAAGGCGGAGTGCGGTATGGCATCGCTTATCACGATCGTGGAGGCCGCGTATACGGTCATGGAGGATGGTAGCCCGTATGAACCTAAATACCCCACCCCACGTATGATCAGCTATGATTCTTACCATCCCCTATCCCGTATTTGATATCCAACACATCCAATTATCCCCCTTTCAGGCACAGGCCTATGGGAAAAACATCGCGTATCTCAGTTATCACGATCCCTCCCTGGAGTTTCGCGATGTCAGTATCCTCACCCCTCCCATGACCGTCGTAGAATATCAACCCGAACATTCGCGTCTTCGTGTGGATATCTCTGCTCACCCTCACTTTCAACTCAAACTTCACACATTGCACGAATACATTGTGAGTATGTTTTATGTTCACCAGACCAGTCTTCTCAGCATCCATCATGAATCCCACGAGCGCATTCGTCAACTCTTCCATTTTCTACTGGAAGATTCGCTTCTCTCGCTCTATATTTATCCGACTTCTCTTGTGAAATGTGAGAATGGAACGACCTGTCGCGTTTCTGAGTTGGCGCCTGGCGATCAGATTCGGTGCGTCATTCGCTTTCACGGGATTTCCAAATTGACCCATTCACACGGGATGCATCTGCGGTTTCAGCATACGCTCCCATCCTTGTGGAAACTATCATCGTAACGAGGCACAGCCACGGGTATGAATCGTGAAATGCGCTTTGCGGATTACCGTGACACCGCCTCGGCAAAGCCGAAGCATTGATATGTAATCCGCAAAGCGGATTACCGTGACACCGCCGCGATCGCCACCGCTCCGTATGCGAATGAAAAGGTAAGAAACACCATCGCAATAAGAATATAGATCATCGCATTCAAATCCTGAATGACATACATGAGCATGGCACCATATAGCAATAAGGTAGCCACAAGGGTCTGACCAATGAGTGTGGGAACCGTATTTTTAAGGATCGTATAGTCCTCTGTGGCAGAATGAGCATTGGCCACTGTGATGGCCGACCAGATATAAAGACCGAGACCACTCACCCCCATCAATACCATCAGGAACATAGATGTGTTGCCTCCTTGTGATGCTCCCGTAGAGCCTGAAACGGGTGCAGACATTCTACTTCACCTCTTTATTTTCGTTTGATCAACGCAATGGCACACGCCGCCCAGGACAGACCAAATCCCATGAATGCCACCAAAAGAAGAAGATACATAATGGATTCGGGTTTCATGTAATAGAAGATGAGGCCCCCTGCAGTAGTGATTGCGGCGGCCAGCAAAGAGGCGACGGTTATTATGGTGATACTGTCCTTCAACCATACTCTGCTGTCATTGGTCCCTACAAAGGTCGTGATATGACTGAAGCAGGCAATAAAAATACCAACAACGACGATCACCACACTTCCCACAGAAAGAGCATAACGTGTGGCTGGCTCCATGTCTATCCAGCCCCCCTATTATTTTGAGGAAGGCGTTGCTCCTGTTAAGAGTTTGCGCACTTGATTGGTAGGAAACGATCCCTCCTCGCCTGACCATAGGATAAGGATCAACATGATCACGAGCCACAGTTGACTGCCGATTTTCATCATGAGATCCGACATGGTCATATCATACTCCATTCTATCTCTTCCTTTTTTTATTATCCCCTAGTAGCCTGCATGTCTACACGTAAACAAAAAAAGAGGAAACTCGCCCTATCCGAGTTTACTCGATGTCACCCACGTATCAAAGGGGCCAAAGGGACAAAAGGAGCAAAAGGAACGAAAGGGACATGTCTGCCGGATTCGGTGTCTTCTCGCCTTTTTATGAAGTGGAAGGTTCGCACCCTCGCTGATCTATGGGCCGCCACATCCTGTGCGCCAGGAGCCGATCATTGCCTACTAGAAAAGAGCGGACTAGGAGACAAAGAGAAGAAATACCTTCGTAAGCAGTATCTTCGTCCCCGTTACCCTATCGCGTGGCGAAAGAAACCTGATACCTGGTTGGATAACGTGAATATCGCAGACGTCATGGAACAATACCAAGAGACCTTCCCATGGTTTCGCTTTATGGGAGTGCTTCCGATTGACTTTTCCATTCCTGACCCCTATCGCACCGACGGGGTGGTTCAATGTCTCAACAAAGACATCTGTGATCTCCAATTGAAAGACGAGTATAAGCGAGGAATACGGGGAATAGGACTGATTTTCAATCTGGACCCTCACGACAAGGGGGGGAGTCATTGGGTCGGATTATACATTGATCTCCACGATATCGTGACCCCCCAGATCAGTTACTTTGACTCCTATGGATACAAGACGCCGCCCATGATTGCGCGATTGATGCGGGCGCTGACCCTACAAATCCCTGGGTGTCGGCTGGCATACAACGCACGACGCTATCAGAGAGGCGGAACGGAATGCGGAATGTTTAGTATGTATTTTCTAATTTGCATGATTCATGGGATTCCCTTTGAACAGTTCTGTAAAGATGCGGTGGATGATCAGATGATGCTCCAACTTCGGCCGATCCTGTTCTCTTCTTAGGGTTTCTTCCTAGAGATTCGTAACGGGCCCAGGGTAGAGAGGTGCGTATGGCATCTAAAAGAATTATGGTCTAAAGGTAGTAATGTATCGTCCGGTTACACAGGACGGAAAGGGCACGTCCATCAAAGAGGCATTCTTTGGCGATTCCAATTACCATACCCTTCACACGGTATTGGTTCAGGATCTCCCCTCTCGCCATGGAATCACCCTCACTCCTACACACATGGAGCGCCTTGATAAGACCATGGATCATTACCTCAAACAGGTTTATCAAAAACAGGGGGACAAACCGCTTGTCGTCCTGAATCGCGAGGTCTTGACCGCCTGCTCCAAGGATTTCTCCCAGTATCTTCAGCGAAAAGAGGCCGTGAAGCACGTGGAGCCCGTTCAGACCGTGATGAATGATCAATTGTTCCAAGAGACTTCTCAACGGTTTGAACGCTTGACGCAAGAGCGCAACGACGTCAAGGCGCTTCCCTCGTCGCTCCCCGATTTTCGGATTTCTCTCTCGGAAGATGGTCCGCCCGCTGCAGAAATGTTTGAACGCGCAAAGAAACAGCGTGAACGTGAGGCGCTGCGCGCAGGAGCCGACATGGGAAAAGCCGAGGCAGGTCTCCAGGCTCGCGTCTCCGCCGACTCTACCTTTCGCTCTCAACAAGGGGAATACCAGCGTAACACCGAATACGCGCTCGTTCAACGTCAGCAGAATCAGCCGCAGCCATCCTTGGATCTGCCTCTCGCGATTCTCCCTGATCGTCGTGAGTTGCTACGCGGTGCAGTGGGATCATTTGATGGGATGTCTGGCATGTCGGCCAATGGAAATCCAACGATCACACAACCCTTGCTGCTCCCCATGGAGAAGAAGGATCTTCCTCAGAACGTAGTGGTGCGTGAAGAGCGCGTCGTCAGTTACCGTGAAATCGAGCACAATCTCTTTATCTATTCGGCGGATCGTGACTGGCTT